GCTTCCTACTGTTGCTTCTATGTATTTCTTGTATTCGTCAATCTCCTGCGTGGCGTTGAACAACTTCCTGCCACCTGCGTTACGTACTTCGGCCCAACCAGCAAATAGGTCTTTAATAACTACTGCCAACCCTTTTGTACCCTCAATCCCTCTACCAACAGTTTCCATAAAGTCGCCTACGGCCATTTTTGCCCCAGCCCATGCGCCTTGTGCGGTTTCTGCTGCCGCTTTAGCCGCTCCTCCGAACTTCTTCTGAACCTCGATAAGAATTAACTGCTGGGCTTCGTACTGCTTACCTGCTGCCACCAGCTTCTTGACGTTTGCAATTTGCTCATTTGTAAACACCACACCAGAGCGGCGTAACATAGACAACCCAATTTCAGGTATTTCCAACGCCTTCCCCAGTTGCATAACTGCGCTGTTCAGGTCAGTTCCCATGAAGGAAGCCATATCAGCAGCCGCCAGCATAGCCTGCTTAAACATATCACCCGTAATACTCCCGAAAGTAGTCATTGTAGCCATCGCATTCATGGCTGCATCATCAGCGATATTTAGTTCACTCTGTAACTTACCGGCGAACTTCTCCAGTTCCTTGAATCCAAGCCCTAATACACCATTTGTATTTTTTATCGCATTTTGCAACTTGGCATTAGCGGCCATCTGTTCGTTATAAGCCTTTACAGCCTCCTTACCAAACTTGACAACAGCAGCCCCTACGGCAACCCATGCAGCCTTTGCCAACATGGACATCTTTTGCGTTGCCTGACCAAACTTGGATACTCTCTGTTCGCTCTGATCCATCCCCTTGCGGAAGTCGTCAGATTTCAATCCAAGTTTTACCCATATATTTCCTAAAACACCCATTATTTCTTCATGAACAGATTTGCAATCCGATTGAGTTCGCTGATTTCCGCTTCACTTGCAGGCTGCGGAACCGCCTTTATTTCCTTTTTATTCATGTCATCCCACGCAAGGGGCATGAACTTCTTTCTGTCTTTGATTTTCGTTCCCTTCGTAGCTGTAAGCATATAGGCGTTATGTGCCAACATCCTTACTCTGTCCCAAGCTGCATACTCCCTGTCGTTGTGAGCCTTTATCAAAGCCCTATATTCAACGAATGAGGTTCTGCACGCACTCACCTCATCCCTTCCGCAATAGCCGATCAAAAAGTCCCTGATTGGCTCCCATTCCCCGATCAGGTCTATGTCCTGCGGTTCTTCATTTTCTTTTTTTTTTCTGTCCCCTCTTCCTCCTTCTTCAAACTCTTGCCGGTTACCAATTCAAAGATCACCTCCACCATCTCGCTTGCCTCCTTCTGGTTGTCTGCCGCCCAGACCACAAAGTCCATCAGCTTGAGATTCGGTTCGGGAAAGTCGGGGTTATCCATCCTCTCCACCTCGGCATAATTGAGATAGGCGCAATACATGATCCTTAGAAACGCATCGTGCACGTCAATGGAACTCGCCCCTGCTCCGATGTTGGCATTGATCCCTTTTTTACGGGCAATAGAAAACAGGGAAGGGGTAACGAGCATCCTCGCTACCTCATCCCCTATCTTGATGTATTGTAACCGGCTGTGCATTATGCCGGTACTTTTGTGGGTGCACCACAACCCTGGAACGAAATATCCCTGGAGGATACGCTGCCGTCTGCGTTGCTCTCGCTTACAGATGTTACGATAGCCTTCCCGAATATCCCGTTGCTCTGTTTTCCATCCTTATCAACTTCGCCAACAAAGAGGTAAACATAGGTACCTGCTATGATGGAGTTCAACAGCGAAATCTGCCCACCGCCTGCGGTATTGTCCAGATTGAAGGATGCTGATCCGCTCCATGAACCTTTTCCTGCGAAAAAGTCATCCCAAAGGCTCGCCTTGTCTGTACCACCAAATGTTTCCCTGCTGATGTCCAAACTGTTTGAAATCTCACCCGTGATCCAGGTGTTTGTCGACTTGTCCGAACTTGACAAGTAAATTTTTCTTGTTCTTCCTGATACTGCCATTTTCTTACTATTTAATTGTTCTTCTTATTGTTATGACGGTGCCACAACTGACGGTGTACCATCGCCCTGGAAGGAAATGTCCCTGGAGGAAACACTCCCGTCAGCGTTTGTTTCGCTGATAGAGGTAATGATTGCTGTTCCACCGATACCATCACTCTGTTTTTCATCATCATCAAGTTCGCCGATAAAAAGTAACACCTTAGTACCTGCGACAAGCGAATTGAGAAGTGTTATCTGCTCCTGGTCCGCGCTGTTGTCCAAATTGAATGAAGCACTACCGCTCCATGAACCTTTCCCTGCGAAGAAATTATCCCATTTGGAACTCTTATCGCCTCCACCGAATGTTTCACGGGAAATATCCAGACTATTTGAGGTTTCCCCGGCAATCCATGTGTTTGTGATTACATCGGGTGTCGGGTCTTCGTTATCGACAATAGTCGTTAAGTAAATTTTGCGTTCTCTTCCTGATTTTGCCATTTCTTTATTCTCCTTTTTATTGTTATTATTCTTCCTCTGGAACCTCGGGTACCTCCGGAATCTATACCGGTTCTACTGTTATCTCTACTCTTGAGATGATGCGATAAATGGTAAAGCTCCCTTCCTGTGGTTCGATGATTTCTGTTATATTATCCACTACCGTATCGATTGAACTGAAACCTGTAACGGTCAATGTCTTATGTCCTACGATAGCTGTGTTTATCTGCTCGGCATAATTGAGCGAGGTTCCGTAGGACTGTGATATAACGTCTATGTTGCAATAAAGCATCCTGACATCATACCCCTTGTCCTGTACCTTCATCTCGGTCACATCCCCGATTTCAACCCTCGGAAAAGTGGTCGCAGATGAAGTTACCAGCCCTGCCTTGACGTTGTTTACCGCTGTTACAAGTGCTGACCGTATCTTGCCTAATGCCGTTGTGTAACTACTTGCCATTATATCCCTCCACTACTTGGTTAATCGCCTTTTGCATGATCTCATCGATACGGGATTTGTTCTCTTCGTATGAAGGGGTGAGGAAAGGCTTTGCTTTTGTTCCGTTTGCTGCTATGTTTCTCGCTATCGCAAAGGCAATGGATTCAATCTCACTCTCATCACTTGATATGTGCCTTTTCCTTACCCATTCTGCTATCAGTTTCACCGGGGGCATTCCCCCTGCCTTTCTTCCGTACTCAACCCAGTAAGCATATTCAGCATAAAATCCGGCATCCACCGTTCCATCCACCTGTGGCCGCACACTTCCGCTGTTTCTCAACATTCCAGTAGCGACACTTCCGTTGTCCTTCAGCCTTGTTTTCGCTCCCGCCACAATCCTTGCCGCTGAATCCTTCAACCCATCACTCGCTTTTGTAAGCACCCTGTCCCGGAACTGCCTTTTGTTCATCTTGAACCTTCTGAAAGCCGCCTGGTCAAAATCTATGTACATCCCATCGCTCATACCCCATCCTCCACATAGCTTCCCATAAGCACCAGCTCCCGATTCCTGTTATCCACATTCTCATGCCCGGTGATTATGATGTTATGATTGTTCCATACCACCTTCCCTGGAATAGTCGAAGTGTACCTTAAGCGGATCTCTACCCCTGTAACCTGCGCATCCTTGAAATACAACTGCTTTTTATACTGCGACATCTGGGTAACATCGGCATCATACGTGTCTCCTTTGACTTCGCTTACCGTTTCCATCCCGTAGGCATCTACGGAGGATGTTGTGGTATAAAAGACAACGGATTCAGTGTACTTTCGTGCCTGTATGTTACCCGTTTTGTTTAACATTATCTTAAGTTTATTGGGATACGTTGATATACTTTATTCTGCTCCTCGGTATTTCCATCCCACATTGCGGAGGCCATCTCATACACGTAATTCAATAACCTGTTCGTATCGGCACTTGTGGGTAGGGTAGTATATGTTATTACAACGGCATCTGAATCTATCTGCTCGATAAGGGTTTTTCGGTAGTCGCTAACGTAAGCCACATCCCAGCCTTTCGCCGCATCCTTGACAGATGTTATCTCGCTCACGGGATG